GCGTACGACAGAGAAAGTTTTACCCTTGATGGAAATCACCGGAAAGCCGCCACCTGCGTGTGAGGTGAGGTCAGCGTTTAACGCTGCGATGTCTACTTGCTTGAGAAAGGATGGCAAATTCTTGCCAGAATCAAATGGAATGATGTTCATGATAAATTTAAAAGTAGGGGTTGGAGTTTACGCGCTTCTGCGTACATTTACTACACGTTCTTCTCTAAGGGAAATCCCGGGGGGGATGTCCCCATGCAGCAAACGGAACTGGTCTAGCGATTCCTTTAAGGGGGCTCGCAGGGTAACCAAATCCCATTCTTCGTTGGCCTTCACATAGTCAAGGAAGACTTCCCGGTCAGCTACACTGGCCGTCGCACGCGTGGTGACGTACGCAGTTCCGAATTCGGTTTTACTCGACTCCGATCCTGTCTTGTTGAACATATCCAGAAGTTTTGCTTCCAGTTTGTCCAGTTTGTCTGTAATGGGGGCTGCAAGCGCCTCGTAATCTGATTTCAATTGCGCTTTTTTATCTCGCAGCTTGATGTATATCTCAATAGCTTCTGATATTTTCATTTGTTATTTCCTTGGGTTGTTAAACATTTGCTCATTTGTATTAGGCGGTGTCCTCCTATTCCGGTCGGTCTTTCATTAAATCCAAAAGCAGCCCTTGCATGGATTGCTTCTCCTGCAGTCTCTTGTACACACGCCGCTCAATCTCTGAACCTGCGATATGCACAATGACGGTCGTCCTAGTTTGTCCCGGGCGACGTACTCGGGCACATGCTTGCTCATAGGTTTCGTTGCTATGCACAGGCGCGTACCAAACAATAGTAGTGGCAGCGGTCAGCGTTAAGCCGTGGGACATAGTGGTTGCATTGGCCACCAAGACTCGGGGGTCAGTCTGTTTCTGGAAATCAGAAAAGATTCTGTCTCTATCGTTCTTGCTAGTCTCGCCATGCACTATCTCTACGCTTGCTACTTTGCTGACTTCTGCAGCTACCATCTCTAATGCTCCGGTCAGTGGTACAAACACAATCACTTTGCCATCTGACTCTTCGATTATTTCTTTGAGCAGTTCTATTCTAGGCCCGCTTGGTATGACTACGCTACTACCATCTGTCCCGTAGGCGACACCGCAGCCAATCTGAATTAACTTGTTGGCCTTCACTGCTTCGTTAACTGCAAGAATCTGCCCACCAGCGTATTCAGTTGCCAGCGTGGATAGCATGTCTTTGTATGCCTTGGCTTGTTGCGGTGTCATAGCAACATCATGCGTAATAAAAGTTTGCTCGGGCAAGTCTGTACAGTCATCCAACGAGAACCGAATAGAGGGCTGCATCATCTCGTAAACAACATCGTTAGCTGCGGGTCTAGCCAGCCACTTGAACGGCGTTATCTGTCGCATGACCTTATCCCTAAACGCGCTGAAATATTTGGGTGTAAGTGGATTGTCCGGAGTTACTAACTTGCACTGCGCCCACGCATCAGTTGGTGCGTTAGGTGTTGGTGACCCGGTCATACCCCACACACGGCGGGACGTTTGCCTGTTGCATATTTCGTTCAGCGTCTTCCAACGATCTGTACCAGCGTTGCGAGCTAAGGCAAGCTCGTCTACAACGATAAGGTCAATGTCGGGTCTGTTTTTTAATTCCTTTGCAATGGTAGACAGGCCATCAATATTTATGATGTAGATATGAACGTCTTGCTTGAGCAGTTTTAGTCGCTTCAATTTAGTACCGTGCAACACCACAGCATCTAAATGCGGAAACGTATTGAACACGGAGTCAGCCCATGTGCGCTCCATAGTAGATAGCGGGCACACTACCAACATCTTTTTAACCTGCTTGACGCGGAGTAGGTAGTCGAATGACCACAGTGCGCTATTAGTTTTGCCAGTCCCCATGTCATTAAGGCAGAACGCTCTGCTGTTCATGGATAGAAACGATGACGTTGTGCGCTGTGCTTCAAACGGCATATGCCGTCCGCTTACCTTCGGCCAGTCGTAGTGAATGGGCATCGGGTCAGGAACATCGAATCCTAAATTACGTAAGACACGAGTTTCGTCCGGCCTGTGCGGTACTGCGACAAGCGTTTGGCCATTATGTTTTGCCAACTTAGCAGTTGGTATGACTGTCGTAATCCTTGACGGATTTTTTAATTTAAATACGACAGCCTTTTTTTCCTTGTGGACTATCATTTATTTATCGGGGTTGTATGAGCCACTGCCTTTACGCCAAGCACGATTCTTACTTCTGTCTTGTACTGTAGTGTTGCCCGGGGTATTACCACCGCCGTTCTCCAGTGACTTCTTGTGTGCTACGTCTTTGCCATCGCCTACGCTGGCTTTGCCGTCTTTGATAGCGCCCCGTCTCGCTGCGTTGTTCTTCACTCGCTTAGCGGTTTCTTCGGGGCGGGCGTTGTATGCCGCTTGATATTCCAGTTTACGTTTAGTGGATGTAACCATCATGCTCTCCATGCAGTGTTAATAAAAAAGTCTTCCAGTTGAACTATGTCATCAACCACCAGAGAACTTCCTCCGTGGTCGGTAATTTCTTTCAGTACTCGTTGTTGGTTCGGTGTAGTCTGACTACGTTTTCCGGGAGCCTTAGTTTCTATGCCAATGAATCGTCCGTTCCAGCAGCACACAAAATCCGGTATACCCACAACGCCCATACCGTTTTGCATTGGTTGGAAGTACCAAACATTTTTTGCTTTCAGTAATCGGCGCACAGCGTCTTTTACTTTGCCTTCAGGTGTTGTTGCCATCGCGCTTCCCGTTAAATTCGCAACTCATTACAGGACACCATGCTCGACACAGACCTGAAGTCTTTGGGGGCCAGCGGTCTCTATCATATGCTGACTCTAGCTTGGCAACTCTTGGTACAAACCCTTGCCAAATAATTGGTAGGTCTGTGCGTTGTATTGTTTTCCAGTCAATCTTTTTTTCCTTGAGCCAAATAAAACCTGTAGTGACTTTATCTATCTCGGGGTAGTGGTGAAACGTGTACGCTGCATAGAGGTCTAACTGCTCGGTCGGTTTACGCTTGCCTGTCTTGTAGTCCATGACTGCAGCGGTCTTACCTTGTATGACTGCTAAGTCTGCAATGCCTCGGCTCCATGCTTGTTTCCAATCGCACGGTTGAAAGTTTTTGTCAATAGCAAACTCACGCTCTGCTAACTTTTTTCCGGGCAGCTTTGCAAGTTTGTATGCTATCGACTGCCACTGCTGCATGCCCTCAGGGAGTAGCTCTCCGTGCAGTACAAAGTTCTCAAATGCAGTATGTACTTTCGTACCCCACTCGGTGTGAATGGTAGGCGGCTCCACAATGTCTCTCTTGACTTTTAAGTGGTAGAACTTACGTGGGCAGTTCTCGAACGTATCTAACTGCGAGTACGTCCATGCGGGGTTTGCCATGATTTTCCAATGCGGTTGCGCTCCTAAAGTGCCATTCGACACTAAGGAACTTTTTTACTTTGAACCCCCACTTTATCAGAAAATAGGAGTTCGTCAACTTTATTTTGCAGACCCGTAGCAGTCCGCTATGTCGCCTTCTGACCACGTTACCAGCTCAGGCCACCACGATACTCCCTCACGCATAAGACCTTGTAAAAGCTCTAATTTAGGCTCTGCTTCTGCCTCGGGGACTACATACACCAGCTCGTCATGCACCATCATCGCGGGGCTTAAACCAGTCTGTTTTCTGAACCGGAATGCGTGTTCTGCAATGACGTCCCGTGCAAGGGCTTGCACAAGATTCTCAACGCCTTTACCTGCATAAATGCGGGCTCTAGACCGGCCGTTGCCATACCACCATTCTGTCTTGCCGTTATCGCTCTCCCGCACTAGGTCGGGGTAGTAGATACGCCGTCCCGACGGTAGCCGCACTGCGTTCTTCTCAGTTACACACATACCCCAAGGATCAATTGCAGCCTCAACCCCCTGCTTGATGTTGGTGAGGTTATTTTGGAACAGCTTCCACCCATTGGCAATCTCCGCATGGGCATCTCGGTAGGTGTTCACAGTCTGCGTAGACTCTACCAAGTCAATATCTATTCCACCCATCAGCTTAGCAACCTTCTGAAAGGTAGCACCACCCGCACCAAAGCCAAGTCCCAAGTGAGCAACCTTACCTACCTGCCGTTGGTTCTTCGTAACTTCTGCCTCGGTGATGTTGTACAAGTCGTGTGCAGCAAAGTACCTATACAGGTCAGCCTTCGCGGGGTCTGCCTTGAACAGCTCCATAGCGTAGGGAACCTTCCACAGAAACATGTTGACGCGCAACTCAATGCCTGACAAGTCAGCCACGATTACTTTGTGCCCCTTAGGAGCTCGCAACGACATACGCAACGCATCGGATGCTTTAGGATTCTTGGGGTCAATGCGCGGTAGGTTCTGCATGTTGTACTGCTCACCGCTCCACCGCCCAGTAGTATCCGCACCGCAGTACTTGAGTGGCACCGGCAGTTTACCGCCACACACATTGGCAGCCTTCAAGAAAGCCTCAAGCCGTGTCTCCAAAATCGTAGACTTAACCTCTAGCCTAGCAGTAGCGGCAGCAGATACCAACTTGTTGGGGTGGTCTTGGAGTTTGATAAACGCCTCGTCTGTCTTAGCTAGTGCAGGAGTCATCTTCTCCGGGTTAGTGGGAGACACCTTCATAGGAACTTCCACACCAAGTTTCAGCAACAGGTCTCCGAACTTCTTGGAACTTGCAAGCTCCGTCCTGATTTGCTCCTCAATTGGTATGCCACTATCTAGTGTGGCCGCTACGTAGTCTGCTATCCCCAGCGCCTTAGCCAGACTCAACAACGACTCGCGCTTCTCGGCTTTAACTGTAGCCAGTGCAAGGTTAACCATCGGATAGTCAACTTCAAACACTGGGTTAACTAGCATGCGAGTAGTCATATCAATCTGCACCAGCTCGGCCTTGGGGAATCCCCTAGCCAGTACAGTAAACAGCGCGGCACACAAATCTGTATCTACTTTGTTGTATTCCGCCATCGCAACCAGTTCTTCGGAAGAAAAGTCACGTAGGTGTTTACCCTTAGTGTTGGTAGCTTCTAGGTCTAGCTTCTTTCCCAACCGCAACTCCGCAGCCATCTTCTTGAGGGATACGCCTATGAGTGCTTTGCCTCCTAAGTTAACGCTGGTCTTTGAGTATTTGCCCCTAGCCATAGCTGCGGTGCAGCCGTACATCTTTGGATGTACACCTAGGCGCGTAGTAAGAATCATCGCGTCAAAGCCGGACATGTTGTGCCCGATAGCCATCGCGTTGCTCCAGTCCATGCTGTGTAAGTGCTCTCGGATTATTGCTTCGCCAAACAAAACGTATGTTGGTTCAGCACCCTCCTTGATGGACACCGAAATAATTTCCGTCTCCGGATGCATTACGTACTCGGTAGGAGACATCTTGGTAAGCGTGTGGTCAACGCTCCAGAAAGTCTCAAAGTCAATAACTATGGGTTTCATTTTTTACCTAACTGAAAGCTGACCATCGAAGCTGCAATGCGCTCATTAACTTCTGCAATGGTGGATGCTACGTATGTATCCATCTCGTACCCCTCTCGTGTAGCTATGTTGATAACGTAACCATTGGCTACTTGCATAACCTCAATGCGCCCAGAAAAAATCTGTTTGTTAGTTGACTTGGGCAGCGTTGGAACTATGCTGCTGCCCGATATGGAGTTCATTGCTGGGTTGTACGTAGCTGGTGCCGTGCCTATTGCGTTTAGTATCATGTTAATTAGTTTCATGGCGTCCTTCCAGTTCTATAAGTAGATCAATCTCATGCTTGATTTTTTCTAAGTCCTCAAAGCGTCGACTCGCAGGTTTATTTCGCCAACGTGTAATTCGTTTAACGATGCAGCCCTCCAAGAAGTTGAGGTTGTTTGCGTGGATGAACTCCACGGGTTGTATCTTCATTTTTTTGTAGTGGTCGCCCGCTACTTGGTTTTCTAGTGCGCTCATGCTTTTCCTTTCGGGTTAGGTCTAGGACAATCTTCTGGTGGTACAACTGCACACCATACGGCATGCGGGGGTTCGTTAGCTACTGGGTGCCATCGGTCAATGTATGTATCAGGCATATCCCCCAACGCATTTCTTACGGAGTCTGGCTTCAGCTCAAGCCTTTCGGCTATCTCAATAGGGGTAAGCCCATCGTGGTATTGGTGCAGTAGTCTGCGAATATCGGGATGCCTTGATTTACTCACTGCGCCAGCCCTTCCTTGGTTTAATGAATGCTGCCATAGGCATTGGTGAATGTCCGGGTAGTCGCACTGGCTCGTCAAAGAACGTCCGCTTGCGTAGTGAGTTTGAATCTTGGTGAAAAAACTCGGGGTACTGCGCTTGCATCTGTTCAATAAGTTCGTCAAGTTTACGGTTTGTTGTGGCTTGGTACGCACCATTGATTCTAGGGCGTACTAAATCTTTTAACCTTGTTTGTAGGTGTTGAGTAAGCATGATTCCTCTTTCTTTTGGTTTCTCTTTGGTAGCGGTAGCCAGCCTATGCAGAACGATGAGTCCCACGCACCGACAGTGCACACACCGCCTTTAGTTAGCAGCAGCACCTTCGCACCGCCTATGGGCATCTCATCACCAACGTGCGGGTATAAGAACTCTGCGCCCCCTGCCTGATACTTAGTCACGTTGGGTAACCTCGGCTTTGAATCTTGAGCGCATCCGTAGCCCCTGCTCGTGCAGGTTCGCTTTTCTCAGGCACGTAGACTTGACCATCTTTCATGTGATTGAAAGTTCGTGGCGTAGCTGTGTCGTCGGGGCGCTCCAGCTTCCAAGTTACAGCAATTTGTTTTAGGCAGTTGTCCCATGCGTCCGCGTCAAATAATATGCTGGCTTTTGGGTTGTTGGGAATACCCCAGTACTTTAGTTTTCCGTTGGGTAGAACAAAGCTGCCCCGAACAATGTAGCAGCCCGCGCCCATATAAAAGCTGTCCGGTAACTGCTCTACATCTATAGGTGCATTTAATACAAAGCCTTCCTCAACGAGTGTGTTGTACCGGCTCGAACCTACACAGTGCTGGTTCCAGCTATCTACAATTTCTTTTTTATCCATTGTTCTGTTCCTTTAGCCATTCTTGAATGCGAACAAATGCAACTAAATAATTACCATTCTCAGCAAGCCGTGTGGCTTCCAAGAATTGCGCCTCCGTCAGCCCCACCCAAGGGCGTTGGTAAACTTGGATGTCATCGTCTTCGTCTGCAATGTATCCCGCACTTGTGAGAACAGTGCGCGGTTTTAATTTACCGTCTTTCATGTGTTTTTGTCCTCAAGTAGGGCGTCTGCCCACCGTGCGCCTTGAACGAACCCCTGTACAAAATCTGGCTCGTCAGAAATTACCTCATTAGATATATCCTGATGCGTCAGCCCCACCCAAGGGCGTTGTTGTGGGGTGGTGTAAAGAGCGTCCCAACCGAGAGGCACATCGTTTATCGGAGGCGAAAACCTTATACGGGATCCTTCACCGTCTGGCGTCATCCACACCACAGGCTCTTGTGCTGCCCTTGACAATCTTGCTTCGTCCTGTGCCAAGGCTGCGTTGATGGCGGTAATGGCTTCACTGTGTGTAATCACTGCGTCTTTGTGTGGCTTGCTCCATTGCAACGCCTCAAGCGCACGTTCTAATGCTTCTTTCATACCATCCCCTTTGTTAAAAGCGCAATCCAAAGACTTGCGCCAATGGTCAGTAACACTGCAAATATAAGTTGGAACTTCATGCTTCCTCCCACCTTTGTCCAATAGAACACCAATACACGCCATGCGCTTCGGTTATGACGTGACCCTTAACGATGTCATCAACTTGCCCACCGAGTTTGTAATGCTCATCCTCTTTGATTGACATAAGGGATTCCTTGGGGCTAACTTCAACCAGCATATGAATCTTGCCGCTTTTAAGGGTTTTTGTGTGTAGGATTTTCATTCCACCACCTCCTGCTTTGCAGTCAAAGATTCCAAGCGTTTAATCCGTGCCACGTTGTAGGCAACAATGGCGGTGTGGTACTCCATGCTCGATTGATGGCGCAA